ACTACCAAAAAGACCATCTAGAGAATTTTATCCGTTATTGTTTAATTTAATTCATAAATATTACCCTATATAAATAGGTAGAAACTATTACTTTTTTGCTTAATTAAAGCTACATTTATACTGTTATAATTACCTATTAACTGAAATATATCAAATGAACTGTGGGTTATTTTGTGGGTTAAAATCAAAAAAGACACCTTGCCCCTACTTATATAATAGTAGAAACAAGGTGTCTTATGTTTTCTAAGAATAATAAAAAACCTTTCTGTTGGGATAACAGAAAGGAATAACACAAATAACAGTACGGTAGCCAACCGCAAAAACTAGAGATAGCCAATCTCTATATGAAAAGAGGTGAAACCTCCTTGTCTACACTCTCATGTTATCTTTATTTATATAGTTTGTCAATATTTTTTATTGCTTTAAAATTGCTTAACATGTAAGATATTCCTTGTGAGTAAGGCTAGCCGCCTTAATATCTCACAGAAGGGAGGGTAACTTCCTTGTTTACGTTTTTACATGATTTACTTCAGTTTGGACTAGCCATTCTTTCTGGAGTAATTATAGATCTGATTAGTTCTAAGATTAAGAACCGTTACAGACGGAAGCATTAATCTTTAGAATTAATTCAGACTCAGAAAAGCAGATGCGGTGGCAAGCAACCCAACTTCTGCTTTTTTTGTTATAAAAAAATAAGCTCATCCAATCCTTTTAAGGACTAGATGAGCTTTATTATTTATTCAAATTTCCCCCAAGTACTTGTGCGTTTACCCCCAGAACTTTCGCCAGTTGGCAAGTACCCATATTGTCCGTTGCCTCTAGGTTGTCTAATCCAGACATAACCACCAGAGTGACAAAAGGCATCATACTTAACGACTGAACCTTTAGGCAAAACTCCAATCTTAGATGAATTAGTTGTAGCACCCCAACGTAACACAATACCTTCATCAACAGTAATAGTGAACTTGCCATCTTCTTTAAACCACTTAACACCTAAATCATCAGTCCATGAGTCATATTTAGCACTGTTTTGGCTAGGAGCTGGAACTGGCTTAGGTGTCTCAGTTTGTGGCTTTGCTCCAGGTTTAGCAAACTTATCCCAAGCACTCGCATCCAGATACCAGATTGAACGGTCCATGTCACCTCCAGTATACTGCCAACCAGCAATTGAACCAAAAGCGTCACTAGATACGTTCATGTCTGGCACAGTCCAAGAGTTCCAGTTCATGGATGCGTACTTGGCTACCCAAACTGCACAATCTTTTGCACAGTTAGCCACTTGGTTTAAAGCTGATTCCTGAACATAGATAACACACCATACACCAGTCAAACGGTGTACCTCGTCTACGAATTGACGAACCCAGTTAGTATTTCCCCATGCTGAATTTTGGTAACCTTCCCAGTCAATGATCAGCATACCTTGGCCAACGTAATTTTGAATGTTGTTAATGAAATACTGTGCTTCTGATACTGGATTACCACCACCAGCGTAATGATACAAGCCACGCTTTTTACCTAATTGTCCTGCTAAATCCCATTGGTGATTGCACTTTGGATTAACGTATCCTGTGCCTTGAGTAGCCTTCATAATTACTCCTTGAGCGTGTGGATCACGAATAATACTATCATCTGATCCCGAATAAATATCTACTGTGTACATAACCATGTTACTTGCCCTCCTTAGTATTTACTGTTGGTGTTAATTCTGATTTCTCATAAGCAGATTGAACTGCTGTGTGGATAACTTGTGAATCAAGCTTATATCCTTGTTTTTTCATTACATCGTTTACAATCATACTTGCTTCATCAAACTTTTCACGTCCGCTTTTATCTTGGCTAACAAGACTTGTAACTGCCATATCTGCCACTTGTTCAAGCAAAGTCCACAATGCTCGTGATTGTTCGGTGGATGCATGTTCAGCCTTATTATCTAAGACTGGCTTGAGTTGCTTGAGTAAAAAAATAGCCAGTACAGATAACAAACCTGTTTGTACCAGCCATTCTACAACATCATTAATTACTTTCATTTATTCTTCTCCTTTCTCAAACAGTGTTTTAATTCGTTCGTGGTGTCTATCTAACCTTCTATCATGTTCATCAACTCGTTTTTCTAATCGTTCAAAATTTGCTTGTTGTTTATCAAAACTAGCATTTAACTTTTGAATATTAGTATTCAACGTTCTTAATTGTTCAGAAAAAGGCTTTAATACCGAATTTATGTTTTTATTAAAAACCTTGCTACCATGATTTACTAGCCAATAGATTCCACTAAAAAGGACGGAAATAACAGCCAGAATCGACGCTATCTCCGCCCAAGAATATCCTAATAATGAATGCACATATACTCACCTGCTTTTATTTTTATTCCTACCCACTCACCCCTGTCATTATCTTAAGCTGTTGGAGCTACTGTTGGTTGTGTTGATGTAGTTGTTTCAGCAGGCTTATCTTCTGGAAACATCTTATAGTAATCTTCTTGTGTAAAATAATTTACTCTTACAAAAAGTTGTACATTTTCCTTTGTGAATAATCCTAAATCATAGAAACGTTTTACAATATCATAGCTATATCTCATTTTATTTACCTCCATTTTTTGCATTAGTTGCGTTTTGTAACATAATTTGTGCCAAAGTTGCATTTAGTTCGTTATTAGACTTACTTAATTTATCCACTGTTGAAGTTAAAGTATCAACTTTTCCTTGTAAGTCAGCTACTGCTAGCATTTGTTGTGCTGCAGCTTGTTCTCCTTGCGTTGGTTCTGGTTTAACTTCTGGAACAGTGTATTTTTTCTTCCACTCTTCTCCCGTTAAACTATCCCAAGAATTCGTGCTTTCGTTCCAAGTTGGATCATACAAGTCAACACCATTACTATCCACGGGTTTTACTGTTGTGGCATTTTCTGGCAAGTCATAATTATCTGGATAATCACTTACTGGATACATATATCTTTTTGTTTCTTTATCGTAAATAAAAATTAACATCTGTTACCCTCCTCTATTGGTCTCTTTGTCCATCAATTCTAGCCCATTCGCGCCAACTATGATCTACATAAGATCTAAAATAAATAGAACCAAGGTTTGCTAAAATTAACATTTGTGTAGCAACATTTCCACTCTCATCTCCACATTGTATTAACGATCCCCAAAATGATTTTCTATTTTGTAAAGATTTTGGCCATGAACTATCTGACATTTGGTCCCATAAACCAACTATATGCATTCCTTGCCCTACACCATTTAGGCTTACGCTACCACTAGCTCCACCACCAATAAATTTACCAATTTTAAAATTAGCTGTATCTTTTTGGTTTAAAGCTGTTACTCCATCATCAATAGTTTTAACTTTGTCGAAATTCTCTTTAATTTTTTCTGGTCCATTTGCCATTTCAGAAAAAATAGGTTCAAAATTTACTGCCATTATTATTCCTTCTTTCTTTATTGTTAAAATAAATAGCCCTTAAATCACTTGAGCTGTTGGATAATTAAAATAGCCTGTACTATAAATGACTGCTGCCTTTACCATCTCCAGCTTTAGCAGCACTATCATCAACATTGCCCAGACTAATCTTAATTGTTTTATTACCACTACCTAAATACCAATCTCCATACTTGTAGTATGGTTTAGCATCCATGTAGAAATTACGTGGTATACGAACAACGATTGAATTATTATCCGTATATTCTGCCTCACAAGGAACTAACTTGGTTAACGTTTCACCAAATGACCCAGCACCTAAACCGCCGATTTCAGTACCAATCGCATTTTCATAGTAGAAAACTGTTGGTTTAGGATAGTCTTTTTGATTGTGTACGATTGTGATTTTGTATCCGTAAAGTAATTCCTCCAGGCTGTCAGCTGTTACCATTTTTATCAAAATTGATTTCTTAAATTCTTCTGCCTCACCTTGAGTGAAAAGCCCATCTTGTTTAATCTTATCTTCTAAAGCCCCTAATGCTGTTTTAGCACTATTCAACTCACTCAAAGTAGCTGTATTAGTTTGATTTAAGGTAGTCATCAAGTTAGTAATTTCCGCAACCTTATCATCAACAATCTTCTTCAATTCAGCTACATTTTTAGTTTCAGTTTCCTTGATTGTGTTAAACAAGTCATCTAACGGGCTGATATAATCTCTAGGAACTAAGCCAGTAACAACCATATCAGCCAGTACTTCAAACTTAAATTCAAGTGTGGCAATATTACGATAATCTTTCATCACCCGGAAAAATGCTTGTTTATACTGCCCGGCTACGCTAAAAGATTGTGCTGGCATATCAAAACGGAACTTACCAGTTGTTGGATCTTCATAAAATACAGCATGAGAGTTATCCAAAATCTTGTGTTCGTTGTCTGGCAAAATACCTTCAAATAGGACATTAGCTCCTGTTAAATCATAGGCAGAACCGTCTTCGTTGGTAATCTCAACAAAAACTTGTCTCAAACTGTCCTCATACTGACGTGCTTGCACCCAGTTAGATTTATCATAGTCAGGCGTAAAAGTATTACCACCCTTAGCCTCTAAAGCAGTCAAAGGTCTGTAATCTTTACCAATCACATATTTCAATATTTGAGCCATTAGATTACTCCTTTCTCAATTAAAATTTTCGTCACTATATTCTCAATCGTTTCTTCATCAGTACCTAAAGTTACACGCTTTAGTCTTGCCTTCCAATCTTCATTTAAAGCGTCTATTTTATCATTAATATCATGCAAATTAGCTTTGCTATCTAATTCACTCTTAATCTCATCAGTATTGCTATTAACAGTACGCTGAATTTGATTAAAATTAGCAACCGCTGCGTTATACTGAACTCTATCAGTCAAACCAATATCATCAAGGTTCAGATGTTCCATCACTACCACCTTCTTCTTTTCCAGTTTTTTCAATGCTATCCAATCTTGTATTTATATCTTTAAATTGCTTTAAAATTTCTTTGTTCCTAGTTTCTTTTGAATGTGGATCGTATAGTTATCAAAATAGAATTCATGTATATCACCGTTCCAACTAAGCACTAAATATCAACTCCTTAAATCTCTCACTTGGTTCTGCACTCATATCTACATTTCCAGTAATACCATTTACGCTACCCTTGCTTGTATATTGATGTAAGTCATATGGATGTGTAGGCTTCAAACTATTAGCCAATGTTCCATCATTTTGTCCGTAACTTGGTATCCAGATTGCTCCAGGACGGGCTACATTCAGATTGAATTTATCGTATAAGTGATTAGCAATATACAGAACTATCTTATTATCTGGAACACCTAAAGTATTGAGTTGCGACATATAAGCCTCTACTCCAGCTCTCATCTGAGTAACGTCCCCACTCATCTCGATGCTCTCAACATCAATCGCATAAAAAATAGGCTGTTGCTTACCTGCGACAACCTTTTGAGTTCGATTATAAAAATCTCTAGCTTCTTGTTGAGCGTCTGATGTAGATGTAGCAGCAAAATATGCGTACACTGCATACTTTCCACCAGCTGAAATACATTGCTGCAAATTCTCCATGTACTTCAAATCTTGATGAGCTGAGCCATGTTGAACTCTGATAATGCTTAAAGTAACATCATCAGCAATTACCTTATTCCAATCAATTACACCTTGCCATTCTGATACATCAATAATCTTACCAATGTGTTGTGGTTTAGGTGTAGCTGGATTTGTTGAAGTATTATTGTTGAGTTTATCGTCAATGTACTCTTTTAATTTATCTTCTAGTTCATTTTGAACGCTAGGTAATACTACTCCTTTTTGCACTTTAACAATTTGATTTCTCAATGTTTCGTCTAACTTCTTATTTCTCTCAAATGCTTTTTGATTTCTAACTTGCCACTCAACTGGATCAAATCTCTTATTACCAAACGTAACAGTATCTGCCTGCTTATTTTGTGGATACCAAGTATATGAGTTAATTCTTACTTCAACATCGATTCCAAATCTATCTCTTAACCAACCATAATTTCCTATCCTAATATCATTATTGAATTTAACTGAATTGTACTTGAAGTTAGCATAATCTAAAGTATATTCAATATCTGGATAATCGTGGATACTTGCTTTTAGTTTATTAATCAAAGTATTTTCATCAGTTATATTATCGTCAGTAATTGGTTCAGCCTCTACTTTTGGCCAATGTGCTTTTTCAACTAATGGAGACACATATTCAGAATGTATCTCATATTCAGTAGGTTTATCTTCTTCAACTGTTTCAGTTGGTTGGTCAACACTACTTTCAGAGTTATTATTAGCTATACCATTTCTGATAATTTCTTGTGGATTAAGCCACGTTCCATCATTGGTAAATGATTTTCCTACAGCAGTATTAAAATCGACTTTAGTAATCCCTATGTGGAGATGGTCTGTATTACGATAACCAATTATATCTCCTGTTTTTACCACATCACCAACGTTTACTCTTATGTTAGACATACTAGAAAAAGCTTCTTGGTAAACTATGTTGTAACCATCATCTGAATGTATAACAACATAATTCCCTAAACCACCCATATAGGACTTGATAATAACTTTCCCACCATGCACTGCATGGACTTCACTTCCTGGGTGATCTACTGAGCCAAAATCTAAACCGTCATGAAATGAATTAGGTCTAAAACCACCATCATAGCCAAATCTTTGAGCTTGCATAAAAGGTCCTTCACCTACTGATGGAAATGGCCAACCCCAAGAACCACCTGAACTAGAACCACTACTTGTTTCATCTGATGTTTCTTGAACTATTGGCTTAGCTTGACCTTTGATATACGTTGTTATTGTTGAATAATCTTCGTTATAACTTATCTTTGAAACATTAGTATTGTCTATAAACAAAAAAGACTCTTTTGTTCCTAATTTCTTTTGAATATGAATAGTATAGTTATCAAAATAAAATTCAAAACCAAAATCACTTGCTAAATTCTGCATCAGCAAATCATCAGCATAGCCACCACCAAAGCCTTCAGAAAAAGCGTAATTATCAAAATTATCATGTAGTATATACTTAACTTGCGTATCCTTAACTAACAAATCTAAACATGATTTTAAAGATTGAGTATTCTCTAATCTCTCATCTACATATTTGTTATGTAAGTCTTTAGCAATATGAATTGCCGTTACTGAATACTGTTTAACCTTCCCTAGAGATACTGGATTATTAGTAACTATTCTATATCTCTGCTTATTTTCTGGTACTTCAATAATTGTAAAAGGTATCATCATTTGAGCTGCAACTTCATTTTCTGGAGTTTCGACAAATGTAAAAGATAATGTTGGATATTGTCCTAATGTATCTGTAATTTGTACATTATCAGCTTTGAAAGCTGTCTGATCTCCATTGATATTTTGAACGAATAACATTTTCTACACTCCTTAATAATAAAATCTAGTATCAAATTTTATGTTGAAATCTGAACTTCCTTCAATTCTCAAATGATTTTTACCAACCACAAAATCTAGGTAAGCATGATTACATCTGCCATAAGCTTGTGAGCCATTAATAATAGGAACAAGTCCTACAATCTCTAAAGTATCACTTTTACTCAAATTTCCACTTATAGAATAACTTTGATTAGTTGTAGTATTGGTTATCTTTAAATTGTTTGCATTTCCTTTAAAAATAATTCTGACTGGTCTTTCATCAGCTTTTAAAGGAATGATACCCAAATTTATAAAATCAAATTCAGTTTGATTGTTAAACTCATACTCTAACTTTTTCTTGCTAGGTATCTCTAGTCCAAAACCCCACAATCCACTTGTAGCATTCATAGGAGTTAATGTAGTTGCTACAGTCTCAGCATATGATTCAACACATTCTAAATTAATCTGTACATCTGACGCTCTCCAAAATGAATTATTTTGTGCAGGAGTAAAAGTATCAGCAACAACTTTCCATCTTAGAAATGGCATTCGCATTGTTTGAACATAAAACTCTTCATTTGAACTCAAAATCCTTCTTAATTTTAATTTCTGCAACTCAAAATCATTGGTATCGTTAGCGGTAATATCCAAAACTAATGAGATTGTAGTTTGTTGAACTACCTTATCTACTAATAAATTATGATAAGTACTCATTGACTGGAATGTGTACTGGAAATTAGGATATGGAACATCAAATTTCTTAACATGAAAACCTAACTCATTTAAATCATAGGTTGTTCCATCAAGTTTAGTTATCACAACTGTACTTGTCATTAAATAGCACCTCCATATCCATTAACAATAATTCTTCTAGCTCTAATTGCTTCTAACTTAGAGTAAGTAGCATTAGCAATTGTATTTGAATCCATTACAACATCTATTTTCAAATCTCCACTTAAATCCAGTTTACTTTCTCTGCTGATGTGGTTATTTGAAACATTACTAATATTGGTAGATGGAGCAATCATTGAGCCATCATATCTACCAGCTTGAATAATACGATTTAATTTAGCACTCATACCATTAGGATTTTTAGCTGCTCTAGCTTTAATAGCTTCTATAATGTGGTTATCAGCAGTACTTCTTGCCGGATTAATAGCAATTTCTGGTTCTCCATCAACTTCACCAAAAATAGATGGTCTATCAGCCCAACCGCCGTTAGCGTATCTTCTGCCACCTGATGGACCCCAACCACCTAAAGTAAGATCACTTCTCCAAGTCGTATCATTAAACATTGCTAGAAGTTGGTCAAACGGTTTCCAAATATCATGATGTCCTGGCATTGCATAATGTAAGAAAGTGCCATCTATAAATTGAAGAATACCTTTTGAAGGATGACCTGCTTGAGCATTGCTATCCCAAAGATTAATTGCTTTGGCATTTCCCCCAGATTCATGTTGGATAACATTTAAGATGTGAGCAATATCTCCAGCACTAACACTTACATGCATTTTAGATGCAGCCCTTTTAACTAAAGATTCACTAATAGGACCATCTCCGCCAATTTCATCCAACTTATCTTTTAATTTTGTAAGTAAGTTCTTGAACCAAGTTTCTCCCCAATGTGGAATTTTCTTAGCTCCTGACTCTCCAAAATCGTGCCAAAATGATTTAGCGGTATTAGTTCCAGCTGAGTATATTTTTAATAAAGTTCCTAATGGATCACTTAGCGCATCTGTAATAGCATCTATCTTATCGTCAATCATATCTTCTAATTTACTGATTTTTGAAGATGCATAATTCCAAGCTTTGCCAAACCAATTACCAAAGCCACCTTCAAATCTAGGTATACCAAACATTTCAGCTGTTTCTTTAGCCGGCATAACTGCATCACCAGGATGTAACATAGTTAATACATTACGTCCTTCTGGTATTTCAACTTTGCCATTTTGTCTAAAGATTGCTTCTCTATGTAGTGGTCCTTCTTGGTCATTTACCATTGCTAACATTGGTCTAGCTACTGGACCAGAACTACCTTGTTTGAACTTAGGTATTGAAATCTTAGCCCCAAAGAAACCAGCTACTTTTTCTAAACCATTAGCACCTGTATTCCAAAAATCACCAATAGCTTTTACACCTTTTTGGACAATACCTTTGATTGTGTCCCAAATATCAGATACTTTTTGTTTGATTCCGTCCCAAATACTATCCCACTTAGACTTAATTGTATCTAAAGCTCCTGAAACAGTATCTTTAATATCATCAAACTTACTCTTAATAGCTTTCCAAACTCCACTTAAAATATCTGAAATCTTGTCTAAAATGCTATCCCAGATATGCTTAGTTATCTTAAAGATATCATCAAAAGTATCTTTAACAGTATCAAAAATCTTTCCAAAAATTTTGCTTAGTGGTTTCCAGATAGCTTCAACAATACTAATTATGATACTTTTAACGCCATTCCAAGTTTTACTGGTTATTTGTGTCAATCCATTCCAAGCTTTACTTACAACTTTTACAATGACATTTATTCCCTTAGATACAACTTTGCTCAAACTATTCCAGACTTTAGAGACTATTTTAGCTATCCCATTCCATACCTTACTTGTAGTTTTAGCAATAGGATTCCAAGCTTTTTCAATATTTTTTTTGAGACTGTTGACTACTTTCATGACTGGCTTTTCTATTTTTTGCCAGACTTTTATAATTGCAGCAGTTAATAAAACAAATGGAGCAAGTGCTATAGTACCTATGATTTTGGCTTCTCGCTTGATTTCTTTTCCCAAAGAATCAAATACTTTTACAACAGGTTTCTTAATTTTGTTGAAAATTTTACTTACTCCACCAATAGCTTTTCCAAAACCACTAGCTATCTCTTTGCCAATATCAGCTACTTTCTTGGCTACGCCTGTTTTTAGCTCATCAAATACCTTACCTGTATCTTTCTTGATTTTGGCAAAGTTCTTACCAATTGAGCCGCCGCCTTTAGCGCCAAGCATTCCACCAACAGTAGAACCAACAAAACTACCAACACCAGCGCCTACAGCAGTCCCAGCACCAGGAACAATAGAACCAATCGCTCCACCAATCCAAGCTCCAGCAACACCACCGGCAGCAGTCCCACCAGTAGCTCCTACAGCTCTACCAATTTTTTCGTTCTTATTATTTTTGTTGATACCGATTAATTCAGTACCACCAGCGATTAAAGAACCAACTACTGGAATTCTAGATGCTGTTCTTGTAATGATACCTTTCTCTGCTGCTCTTACTGCTGTTCGTTGACCTACTTGTGCTGCAGTTCTGGCACCATTGGCTATTGTCCTTGGCCCAACTTTCTCAACAGTAGATTTAGCAACTGCCTCAGCTACTTCTTGACCACCACGCTGAATACCAAATAATTTATCAGCACCTACACCAATTAATCTACCTACCTTACTTGCACCAGTAGCTTTTACTCCACCTTCTGCAACTTCTTCAGCAGTAGTAGCCAATTTACCACCTTTAGCACCTACTCCTATACCTTTAGCAAGTCCACTTAATCCACCTAGTCCTATAATATCTTTTAAAATTTTATAGTAACTGGTTAAAGCAGCAACCATATCCCATGCTTTTTTGGCAACAAATAGTCCTAACATGACCTTAATAAATGTTTTTAAGTCTTCCTTATGGTCAATGATGGTTTCTAAAATATCATTTATTTCGTCTAAAACATCACTAGCACTATCACCTTTATCGTGTGTAACACCTAAAGCATCAGCAATCATATTAAGAATACCTTTAAAAGTATCCCACACAGCAGAACCAATAATCGAGGCTATGCTACCAAGATTTTTCAGTAATTCAGCTATTTCATCTTTATTATCATGTAAGAATTTACCAACTGTTGTACCTAGATTTTCTACCCACTTAGTTGTTGTATTAATGATTCCAGTAAAATTAGCTTTACCTAGCTCTGTGATAATATTACTAATGCTTGTAACAACAGCCGCTTCTAAATTTCCAATAGCACCTTCAAATGTAGCAGTACTTGCTGCAGCTTCTTTAGCAGCTTTAGTCATACCTAATTGACTAATAGCCTTATTGAACTCTTTAGCACTTATTTGTCCTTTTTCCATTGCATCACGGAAATTACCAGTATAAGCACCATTCTTCTTCATGGCTTCTTGCAATTTGCCAGATGCACCAGGAATAGCATCTGTTAATTGATTCCAGTTTTCAGTGGTTAATTTACCAACTCCAGCAGTTTGAGTCATTACCATTGCCACAGATTTAAATGTTTCTTTTGTACCACCGGCTTGAGCGTTCAAGTTACCAGCAGCCTCAGTTAAGCCTATATAATCTTTGATACCATTTGCTGCTAATTGAGCTGTTGTATTTGCTACATCATTAAGCTCATAAACTGTATCATTAGCGTACTTTTGAACTTCTTTAGCAGTTTTATTAATTTCTTCAGAACCAAAGCCACCTAATTTCATTGTTAACCTAAATTTATCCATAGCGTCAGATGCTTTGATAGCTTCACCAGTTAAGTCTTTCAACTTTCCTACTACCATTCCTACGCCTGCAGTTAGTACATTACCTGCGAAAACACCTAGCATAGTTTCTTTTAATCGTTTGAATTTATGCTCAGTGTTTTCGGTATTATTCTGTAATTCTTTCAACTTAGGACTAGCATTATCATTTAATTCAGCCTTAGTAAGAATTTTTAAAGGAACTTTTTTCAACAATTCTTCATAATTAATAACTTCGCCTTTTTGTGCTTTCGTCAGTAATTCTGTTCTGACTTGCTTAGGAAGTTTTTTTAGTAATTTATTAAAATTATCTATTCCTTGTTCTTTTGCATCTGCTGTTATCTTGGTAATAACTTCTTTAGGTACTTTACGTAATGCAGTTTCAACTTCTTCAGTCTTACGTCTTAAAGGTTTATCATCAGCATCAAATTTTGACTTAATAGGATCTTTAAATTCTTTCTCAATATCATCATGAGTTTGTTTAGCTTTGGTCTTAGATTTATCCAAATTATCAGACAAATCTTTTTCCAATTCATTTCCTGAATCTTTACCGATATTTTTTACAATATCATTAATTTCTTTAGTATCAGAAATGAACTTATCTTTACCACCTAAAACAACATCAATATTAACTGTACTATCTGCTGCCATTGATTAACCTCCTTTCTAAGACTGAGCTAAAGCTTTCAATGAATCTGCAAAGCTGGCTACTTTTGCCTCTTGTGCTTCAACTGTTTTATTTTCATCAAGTTCATAATAATTTTGTGCTTCTATTGCACTTGTCAATTCCTTACCTTGTAAATCACTAACATTTTTTCTGCGTATATCTAAGATTTTTCTAAAATAAGTATTCTCATCTAAGCCATCAAATAAAGCTTTGAATACATCCCAGTGCATTTTTCCTTGCTCTGCAATTAAATCAATATTGTATTGTTGCTTAAAGCTTGCATAGATTGCACCTGCGTCTTGTGTATAAGAAAATAATTTGTGAGTATTTACTTCACTTGAAACTACATCACTTTCAACAGGATCATTACCATAAGCAGACTTAGATATATAACTTGTAATTTCATCAATTGCCTTCATAGCAAATTCAGCGTCCTTAGGTTCAAAACCAAAAAACATTTCAAAAGCAATTACAATCTTCTCTGCATCTTGGAAAGTATCATCTTCAAGCAAGTTATACATTCTAATCACGTTGTCAAAACTCAAATCTATTTGATATTCTTTACCTTGATACGTGTATGAACTTTTTAATGGTTCAGTCAGAGATAACATGACTAACCACGTCTTTTCTTAGTATATTTTTCTGCACGTCTTTCTTTACGATTTTTATTAGTCTTTAATTTATCATTCAAAACATCATCAATTGCAGCAATAATCTTACTGATTGCTCTAGTAGATTGATTGTAGTAATCGTAAATTCGTTTTCCTTCACCAGAACCAAAGATTCTATCCATAGCCTTAAAGATATCTTCACGTCCATCATGCATAGTATCAGTTACTAATTTCTTACGTTCTTCTAACGACATTTCTTTAAACTTTTCTTCTGGCATATCAGTTAAATCTTCAATTCGTTTGCTTAATTCAAGTTGAACATCTGAAATCTTAACTGATAATTCATCATTTAAAACTAAGGAATATTCTTTTTCAGCTACTGTAACATCTACTTTAGTATCTAGGTTTAATCGTTCGTCTAAATTAATACTTGGCATTTTATTTCCTCCAATCGTTTCACATTACTCGTCTCTGTTTATTTTATTTATAATGTTGATCCGCTTTGTTCTTTTTTAGCATCTTCTGCACTAACATATTTAGGCTTTCCGTTAAATACAGGAACTACACTAAATGTTTGCTTAGCACCTGGAGCACCACCGGTTGCTTGAATGTTTGTTAATGTAACTACACCAACAATGTAAGATCCATCTGGATAAGTGAACTTAAATAAGGTCTTTAAAGAATCTCCAATTTCTAGCTGTTTACTTGCAATATAATCTTGAGCAGGATCTCCATTTAAACGGTGGCCAGCAATAGTGAATTGATAACGCTTGGATGTTACATCAGATGTACCAAAGCCTTCTCCATCATAATATTCATCATTTGTTGTTGTATCGTTTTCTGCTGGTGTTACGTTGTTAATACCTGCAGCTAATCGAGCCCATTTAGCACTCGCTAAAGCAGACATATCCTTATTGCCTGCAGTATCAATTTCCATTTTTACTTTATGGTTAAGAATAAAAGAACCAATTTTTTCTGGTGCTTCTGCCATGATTAATCACTCTCCTTATAAGTATCAACTGTGATTTTAAAATCAAATAAATAAACAACATTACCCTCAGTATCTGCTGACACGATATGTGGGAATGTTGTTACTTCTAATTTATTAAAATTAAAACTATCATTCTGACTAACCAAATTAAAATCATATTCTGAAATATACTTCGATATATTCCACAACGTTTGATTAATCAGTTCTTCATCATTACTACGCATTGCAATTTCAAAGATAAATTCTTCTGTTCGATTGCCTGCATAATCTTCATCAATTACTGTTGATGGCAAGTCATATATACGTAATTCTGGACTTGTTTTATTAGTCATATACGACTGATATAATTTAACTGGCAAATCTACATTATCGTTAATGCAGTCTGTCAATCTATCCTTTAGGTCCATGATATTCAACTACCTTTCCATCAAGTAAGCCTTGTTTAAATACCCTAACCCAATTGTTAGAGTACAAACCCTTGGCCTTTAAGTCCCATCTAGATGTTGCTTGTGGATGCTCACTTGTTGTCCAGTGAGTAATTGGATGTCCGTTAATATATCCATAAAATTGAGCTTTAGCATAAGGTGTTGTATAGGTTACATGGTTATCTTGTACATGGACTGACCTTGATAAATTACCTTGCTTGAATGGTACGAACTTATCCATATCCATTGCCATTTGATTAGTAAAATTATAAAGTCCACGATTTAAAGCTTTCTCAGAAAAACGATCAAAACCTTTACCATGAACTGATACCACTACTACCAATTACAACACCTCCAATTCATAAGAATAAGTATCATTACTGTAAGGCTCACGATTATCTACAATATTGGTAATTGTGTATTCCTTACCTTCAAAGATTAACTTATTTCCAACGCTATCCCTATCTAGTTTAGGTAACGGATTAGAAATTTTAGCAAACAAAAAGACAATAGCATTAGCCGTAATTTTACGATTATTACTATCGCCTGAATAGATTGTTTGTGGTTGTACAAGTACATTTTCTACCTCAACTTCTTCTATTTTTTGTTTACCGTATTTATCCAATTCACCAATTGGAATCTTTAAAGTGATACTTTGATTACATAATCTTCTATCAATTCTAGGTATCATCTGTGTACACCTCGATATAACAAACCATATCTCCCTAATAGATTATACGCTTCTGTACATAGACCATTCTTCATAGTTGCTCCTACATTACCAGCAGGGCTTAAAGATAATCTAACTACTGTGATACTGGTAAATTCATTTTGGGCTAAATCATAACTCTTATTAATACCAGTTGCATGCATAAAATCTACTTGCTCACAAATAGCCATTTTAAACGTTTCTACGCGTCTTTTTGACTTATCGACTAATATATCATGAACCTTATAAAAATCATTTGTGGCTAAATCTATGATACGTTCTGCACCTTTTATAAGGTTATTAAATACATCTTCATCTAGCCTATAACCAAGCTCAACATATTCATCATAAGTTAGATAAGCCATTTACATCACCTTACTGACCCCTACCTGTTGTAGCTGTTTCAGCTGCAACATAAATAGATTTCTTAGCATTTTCAAATACTAATGCGTCATAGTAGGATAATCCTTTAATTGTCCAACGATAACCAGCACGGTCATTATCTGGAGAGATTACATCCACTCTATCGTATTTAACAATTGGAGCAATCGCAAACGTTGGAACAGCTAAGAAGTTCACAGTATCAGGAATTGTTAAACCTTGAATACGATCTTTAGCAACTGTTAAGATTGGTGTTCCACCGTCTAATTGAGCAACACGACGATTAATTCCGTTAATTTGTTGTTGGTTAACAGAGAATGTCTTAGATACACCATCAGCGTTCTTTAATGCTTTGTAGTACTTAGTAGAAACAAACATTAACCAGCCACCAGGAATTTGATTATCAATCATGTAGGATTCTACTTCATCATATGCTGCTAAAGCATTCTTAGAATCAATTGTATCTGTTACTAACTTACCACCAGACTTAGCTGTGTCATAAATTTTTTGAGCTAGGAATTTATCACGGTGTGGAATTGTAATGCGTTGGTTATGTTCACGAACAACATTAGCTACTGTGTAAGCTCCGTTTTCGGACATATCCAATTGATCTAGGTCATACCCAATCCAATCTTCTTGTGTTAATTCAAGAGTTTCTTTTGTAACATTAACATTGTTACGTGCATTGTCTTGGTTACGTTTATATTTTGCTGCATCTGCAAAACCGTCCATCTTGTTAATACGAACTGTCTTAACTCCTGTAAAGTCTGCAGCTGTGATAGACTTAGCACCGCCTTGTAATGGTTGCCAGAGTTGAGAATCTGCTCCAAACTCTTCATCAATCTTTAATAAATCTTTTTGATCTAATACTACTGTCATGTGATATCATATCCTTTCTAAATTGATTTCATGCGTGCTGCAATGCTAGAAACTACCGGATCAACTTTACCATCAGCTCCATTTTCACCATTGTTAAAAGCACCACCAATATTAATCTTAGGTCCTGGCTTTCCTTCCTCAAATAAGTAACTATCACTCTTTTGGATAGCTTTGATTTGATCGTCTAATCCTTTCAAATTATCGCCATCAACAGTTACTTTTTCAGTGTCAATGAATGGTAAAACTGCTTTTACGTTCTTGGCTTTTGCTTCACGTAATGCTGTTTCGATTCTAAAGTTCTTAGTTTGAGTGGCTAACTTATTTTGCCAATCTTCATTGGCTTTTTGATTATCTGCTTGTAGTTGTTTGATTTTCTCGTTTAAATCATCAACGTTTTTAGAATTATTTTGCAAATCAACCAACTGTTGATCTCGTTCATCAAGTTGTGACTTCAATCCGTCACGTTCGCTAGTTAATCCATTTACTTTTTCTTGTAAGCTAGTAATATCCTTACCATAAGCAGACATTACACCTTCAATTTGTTCATCACTCAAGCCTAATTTCTTTAAATCTTCACGTTTCATGTCAATCTCTCCTATCGTTTTTATTTTACGTGGAACGCTCCACGCTGATTGATTGCATACAAAAAAAGCAGTTTAACGACTTACTCAGGTCGGAATGTTAAATAATTTTTATATGTTTTATTTCACTTTCTGATATTGCTAAACCTGTTTCAAAACCCGGATCAGGCACTTCTACATCTAACCACCATTGATCATCATCTGAATCAGCAGGAGACTCAATTCCTACTACATAGCCTATCCATTTTCTACCATCAATATCTATTATTTCAACATTTTTCCCCCAAAATTTTTTATACATGAGTATCATCTCCTTTAGGAATATGAGGAACAATATGCGTACGTTTTTTTGAATGATGAATTTTAATCCATTCTGCTTCTTTACCTGTATTATAATCTACGCCTATTTTGTGATCAACTTTTACAACTTCTTTTGTAGTCCATTCACCTTTTCTAGTTTTTTCAAGTTTTCCTTTACCAGCATACTTATCTAATAATTCTTGTGGATCTTCGTTATCATATAAATAACTCTTACCTTCTAATTTTGTAGATTCCATATGTGGTGCTTGTTTTTCTGGATTAATCTTAGTTCCCCATTGACCACTCTTTATTTTAGCTTCTACATGCTTTTGAGACTCTGTTTTATCACTTTGATCAAGCTTTTTCTTTTTATAAGTTATTTGCTCTCTATCATAATCTCTAGTCAAAATATCATACTTCTTGCCATACATTTTGTTAGTTTCTTTGATGTATTCTCTTAACTTCTTTTGACGTGCTGAAATTAGTGTTTTGGTACGAGTTATCATTTGCTCGTCTTCTAATTCTTCGGCAATTTTCAAACGTTTTTTAGCGTCTCTGATTGAGCGTTCATAGTAGCGTTGCTTTTGACGTAAATTACCATTTCTAATTGCTTCTTTGGGATTATACTGGGTCATGTTATTCACGTTGACGCCTGGAGTAAATGGAAATAATTTGTGTCTGCAGTTAATTCCTAATGTTCCAGCCGGTTCACCGTAACCATGATTATAGATTGAATCGTACTTGTCATTGTAATTAGGATCATCAGTTGGAACTATATTGACTACCTTACCTTGAATATAAGCACACGCTTCACGACTGTTAGGGTGGCTAGACATTAAACATAACACTTGGTCAAACTCTTGCATCCGTTTAATCCGTAAGTCATTGTAAGTCCTGTTAGATGTTGTCGTAAGTACCATACGTGTATATCCTTCAAGGAACCATGCACGTCCAGACTTATCTCTCATAACTTCGATACCTTTATCTAATTGTTGGTAAATAGCATCTTTGACTGCTCGATCATGAGTTTTAAGTCCAGTTACAGTTTCAATCGTTGAGCGTTTTAAAATTTCTTGATAAGTACGCATAACAGGATTAATACCATAATTACGACTAAGCAAAGTTTGATTAATCGTGTTATTTAAGGTATCTGTTGTTTGTCTAACCATTGAATCAAGCATGTTAAAACTCTCATCACTAATTGGCTGACTTACTTGACCACTGTACTTCAATTCTTGGCTGACTTCATCTAATATCTCATATCCATCTTGTTTTAAGATAGTTTCAATTTCACTAGGTGAGATACCGTCAAAGTCGGCCATTAAATCAATTATCCTCTTGGTTAATGCTCCCATTTGTGACAATTGCTGTGCTTGCCATTGAACAACATTATCTTGTGTTACATCTTCATAGTGCCCACGTTGTAACACTTTGATAATTTCAGAAAATATCTTATCTTCTAAATTAGAATATAGATTAGCAATATTATTTGTGTCTTGGTCTATTTTCTGCTTTGAATCCATAAGCTAGACACCACCTGTATCTTGCTCCTGAAATACATTAGCAGAATAATCTGGTTGTTCATTAGTAACTTGAGCTAACCATTTTTGAGCATCTTCTTCACTCAAACTAAAGTTGCGTTTTAAATACTCAAGCTTTGGCATAATTCCAGCAGCAACTAACTGCATCTCATCAGATCGTTGTTTGTCTTTATCAATAAACACACCATCATCAAAATGTATAGACAACTCAACATCTGCTACATTACCAGTCCATCTAGGTTTACCATCAGAAAAAAACTGACCTACACTAGCTACTTCAAGAATTGCATTAACTAGTTGATTTAAAAACAATTCTACTTGAGTTAAATAACTAGAACGTGTTTGATAAGTTGTGGAATTCTCAGAAACAACTTCAGTAGCTGTTTTAACTCCTTGACCATCATAAGAAAATGTACCAGAACTAAAACCAATCTGTTGTTCAAACTCACGTAAAAAATAATCTATCGACTCTTTGAATTGAGTAGAACGAATATCAGAAGTTAAGTCAGTTACACTCAATTTATCCGTATCTCCATACATACCTTGATAAACATCTTCATCTTTATCAAATAAAACTGGGTGAGCATCATCTACTTCATCTCCGTACAAATTGCCAGTAGGTTTCAACATTTCAGCAGGAACTGCAATTCTACGTTTCCCCATTCTAACCTCATGTACAAACATATCATGAGTTCTATTAATAGCGTCTATTACATTCCTAGAATTATCTACGATACCAACACCAAGTGGACTATCCAAATTCTTATTATTAGCTCCCGGTGTTCTAAAATATGCAAATAATGGTTTAGTAATAACATCAGTAAAGATTAATTCTGGTACTAAATTAGGATATAGAGTTTCAAGTTCTACTTGTTCACCAATTACATCTGATTGATAAGAACGGTATAGCTCATTTGTTATACGATAAGTTTTAGCGTCATCCCACTCGTGAAATTCAAGCAATGTATAATAAACATTTCTGTCATTCTCAGTCTTAACTGTTCGACTAGCAAAAGCACATTCAGAAATATCATCAGTGTTGTTACGTAATGGATAGAATTGGTCTGCGTTAGCCCAAGCTATTCTAATAACATCATTATCATCAACATAAGGTCTTGCAGCTAAACCGCCTAAAGCAATAGCAGTTTCTAAGCGTTGTTCAAATCTCATATTGAATTTATTATCTTTAACTACTTCATTAACAAACTCGTTTGTTGTTTCATCTTCCAAAGACAAGGAACATTGTTCATTAAAGATAATTGACGCTAATTTCTTAGATGCTAACTTAGTCACGTTTAGTGAACTCAACGGACGTTGTCTGTATCCACCGTATGAATTACGATACTTAACTTTTGGTAAATCATCCTTGTAATACAACTTGGCCAACTTTATTCGTTCGTATTCCATTGGATCAATCGAAACTCTATCATCATCAGTAATATTAGTTAAACTCTTTACCATTCCTAACTTAGCACCTCCTTTCCTGAACCAATCTTTTATTTGTTGAATTAATGACATCACTCCACCACCTTAATATCTCAGACCTAGCAAGCGTTCATTATCTCGCACAAAGTACTGAAATTGGTCGCATGTATGGTCTTCTTCTTTGATAACTTTAGGATCATCACTATTTAAAGTTTTCTCATCCCATCTGTAATTTCTATGCTCTTCAATAAAGATCTTATTTGCTTCAGTATCCAGATAATAAAAACGACCCTGAGCAACTATATTTTGCACACGGTCTATCATGTCTACTTTTTTTAATTTTGCTACCTTATGAAGATGTACTCCGTAATCATTGTAGAACTGATTATCTAAGGCACCTTCAGCAGAATCTATTGTTAATTTAGTTGCCGGCTTTTTGAATTGTTTGGCCAACTTATTGATGAATGAATACAAGTCCTTAGATAACTCACTAGGTGGCTTTTTATGAGCCTTACCTTGTGGACTGTAATAATAGGTATCCAATAGAATTACATTATCTTTTCTAGTCAATCCATAAGCACCAAATGTAGTAGCAGATACTTCATGGCCAGAGTCAATAGCACAGAACCAATTAGTAATATAATCATCACTTGGCAACTCTTTTAATGCTTTGAAATTATCCATGTTGTAGATATTAGTACCAAGTCCAATAACTTCACCCAGATACAACCAACGATAATAGTCATAATCATTATTTTTATAACTCTCAATCAGTTTTAATTGCTGATCAGTTGTGAAACCCAGTTCATCATCTAAGTAGGTACTTGTATCAACAAAATATTCTGGATCGTTCTCTTTATCAGTCACCCACTCATTTACCCAGTCGTACGGGTTTCTTGGCGGATTATAGCTAAAGTACACTTGCACAATGTCAAGATACTTTGCTTTTTGTCGGATAAAAGTGGGTATCGCTTGATCAAATATATCCGGGCCTTTCATGTTCGCAGCCTCCTCAAACCACACCGAAACAATATCTCGAACTGTATTTGATTTAAGCTTGTACGGATCGTCAGCGCCATAAAAGTAAAACGTGCTTCCAGTCCGTCTATGAACGATCCTAAGTGGTAATGAGTATGCTCTGAATTCATCTGAAACATGTAATAGATCCATCGCCCACAAGATCTGATTATAGACACTATCACGCAAGTAAGTAGCATTCTCACGCACACAGATCACGTTAGCTTTGCGATTTTCTTGCGTCTGCTTTAAGACATTGACGACTAAACGTAAACTGATCACTGATGACTTGAACGATCCACGTCCACCTTTAGAAATGATATACGGCTTTTTAGTGTTCCACATACCGTAAAAATGCGGGTTTATTTGTTCAGATAATTTGATCACATTAGTCATCTTGTCTAGCCTCCTCGATGTCATTTAAAACAACTGTTTTTGGTTTATCGCTTGTATCATCTGCGCTTGGAAGACGCTCGAGCAATTCTTTCATCGCTCTTTGCTTATCGTACATTTCAACAACAGCTTCACCTTTATCGATACGAATACTCTTAATGTTAGATGTATCGATTTCGTTGCTGTCCTTCAGCAAGACGATATTTTCATACCAAAACGCTTGTTTACCCGTTTCTGGGTCAATTTTAGGATCTAATCGATAATGACCGTTAGCATCTTCGTATGGTCCTGTATCATCTGGTATCTTATTCCACGAAAGTCGTTTGACTGTCTTGAATTCTAAAACATCTGTAACGTCACTGTGAGCTTGTTTAAGGTATCCAAGCATAATATCATTAGCTATTGCGTAAAGTTCTGCTGACTGCTGTTTTTTTAACTCTGTGAGTTGCTTTTTTACCTGAGCATTTCTAAGCAATCTAGGTCCGTTTGTCATTGCTGTTGGATAGTCAGCACCGTACGCTTTCTGATACGCCCAAGTCGCGTTGTAACGTTGCAAATAATACAAACAAAAGACTTTTTGACGGTCTTTCAGCTCATCGTTTTCAACTAGCTCATTGATCACATCTGGACTTCTTGCCTGTGCAACCTTGCTCTTTTTTGTGTGCACCCTTTTTTGCTTTTTGTGTGCACCCTTTTTCATGGTTGCATTTCTTTGCCAACCATTGCGACTTTTCCATGATTTGACAGTATTGAGTGACACGCCATACTTTTCGGCGATGTCCTTGTACTTCATACCGGCTAAGTAATCTTTTTCAGCATCTTCACTTTTCTTCACACCATATCACCCACCACCTTTTAATTTAATCTTACTTGTATCCTTGCTGTACTTACGCTTATGTTTTACTGGATGTTTCTTGTAGTGTTTTTCTAACTCACGTAACATCCTTAATTCTTCATAAGTTTGTACTTTTCCGAAATCTATACTATCTTTCATAATTTTCTCCAAAACAAAAAGCCAGCCTGCCTAGACTGACTTAATAATTATGACAATTAAAATACGCATTGTAAGTTTTAACTCTCGTGGTCTATAAAGCGACTAACCTAACTTACCTTTGCTACAATACCATAATAGCACGGAAAGTTACCCCTTGTGGTTCGTTGCTCATCCCTTTGTTTTCCAATTTTTAACATACCTTATTAAACATAAGTATGTAAATCAGGACAATTAATTTTCATCTCTAAACCATCTGCAAACTCATTTAATGCCATTTTTCTTATCTGATAATATCTAGTTTTTTCAAAATGTAATCTTACCATTGCTTCAACTGCTGATATTTTTCCTAATGTGTTATCTAGCACTACTTTCAACTCTACTGACCCTTTATCGTATGTATCAGCAACTCCATCAACTA